CGCGTGTCTGTCAGAGATGTCACGTTCCTCAACAGCACCGGAACGCTCGAAAAGCAGGCAGTGTTTCACAACCCCAACGTCTACTCTTGGTCAGCGAAAGCCGTACACTGGGAAGAGTACGTATGGCACTGCCCACCACCGTCGCCGTGCATCTGGCGACGGGTAGGCGACACCCCGATTGGGGACGTTGTCGTGCCGGCCATGGGGTCTAAACAAATCGCGCTGTCGACGGTGGTGGCAGACGTCGAGCCAAGACTGCTGTTTGCGTTTGCGGCTTCATGCCTCGGAGACGACCTCATGCTGCGGTACGCTGCAACCACAACAAACCACGGCGATGTAACCGTGTTGGGCGAGACAGACGTGTACAGAGTCATATGCGATTTGGATCACAAGTAGCTCGGACCGTCGGGAGCAAGGACTGTTAGGTTAAACATTGGGTTGTCGACACCAACGGCTGCAGCAAAACATTGGGTTGTCGGTGGGATTATTATTTATTGAGCCTTTTCTACCCTCGCCCCGCAGACCTCCTTGCCCATCTCGCAGTACAGCGCCTGCAACTGTGCGCTGTTGGTCTCTTGTGCGGCGAGGGTGATGGCTCTGCACTCTTGGGTCGTTTTCACGTGTCCGTTGAGAACATCCATTTCCAACTCGCATTCGGCAAGCTTCTTCTTGCATGTGGGAATGTTGACGGCAAGGTATTTCTCCCACCTCTCCACGTTCTCGAGCCTATCCTGCAGGGAGATGCTCTCGTCCTGGGCTTTCTTCACCTTTTCGGCAATGACAGCCGCGGCTGTTTTGCTTCGCTTGGCGGGCGGCGAGCAGAAGCGTCCATTGCTGCGCCGGCAAATTCTAGAAGTCACGACTTGCTCTTCTTTCTTGATCTGATCGGGCCCACGAAAATGGTGAGATTTGTGGCTTCCGGTCTTGGCAGGGGTGGCACAAACGGGTTCCATGGTTAATTGCTGCAAAACAATTTCTGTACAAATGTACTGTAAACTTCTTTTTTCTTTTTCTTTTTTTGGAAGGGGTGTTTGAATATTTTGCGCGTTACACGCATGTTTAACACCACTACCGGCTGAGGTAATGGTGGGTTGTGGGCGGTTTACCGAGAGAACTGGGGAGGTCGAGGGGGAGAAGTGGTCTAGTTGAGGTCGGCGTCGTGACAGTCGTAGAAGCGGTCCTTCTCCAGATACTTCTCATGATTTAGACTGAGAATGATTTTGTCCTGGTCGATGATTCTTCTGTTCAACTTCGCCGCCTCGTTTTCGAGCTGTTTGTTCCTGAGGCGGAGGTCCCGGATCGTTGCTTTTTTGTCCTTTTTCGCCTGGTCCCTGGCTTCGGCCGTTTTCGTGATGGCCCGACGCCCGACCAAATATGTATACTTTGTTTTGATCTTGTGCGTCAGCTCTTTGGCATCGTGGCCCTTGCAGAAATCCCTGTTCTCCGCCTGGAACCGGACAGCGATGACCTTCTGCCACTTGGTGTTCTGGCCCGGTCGGAGGCTGGCCTTGTGCTCATCGGTAATCTCGAGCAAAGATTCTTCAGCGGCAGGATGGTTTTTCCATTGTAAATTAGGCATTTTGTGCTGTGTTGTGTTGTGTTGTACTTCTCCACTTGCAAGCCTCGGTTGGGTCTAACGGTGGTAGAAAATGCAATGTTGCGTTGCATTCTATGTTTCAGGTTAAATTTTATAAAGCGATTTATACACACAAGCTGCACTTTTCACCACTCTTATGACAGCATTGGCACATCCCATCGGCCGACAATCACTCACTACTCACCCAAGTAGCTCAAAACAATCTCCCTAACCAAATCAAATCAAACCAACGAGCATCATGTCCACTCACTGCGACGACCTCTCCAATCTCATTTTCGACGTCAGGGAGAAGCTGTCAGACGAGGAGTATATCGAGATGTATCGGCTGCTGGAGCAGGTGTCCAAGTCGGTTCGGCCTCCGAACTCCGAGGCGCTGGACGAACCAAGCCACGAAGAGATGTGGAACGGCGAGTCGACCATCACCCTCCCGGTCTCGATGTACAAGGCGGAGATAAGCAGAGCCGAGTCGACCGCCACTAGGGAGGCCAGAAGCGCAGTGCAGGTCTGCGCGATAATACTTGGCTTTGCCCTCATACTGCGCTGATAATAAAGAACAAAAACACAAACACGCACCCCCCCAACAAGCCAACCCATGGTCCTCTACGAGGGCTGTGGGTTGCGTTGTGTTGCGTTGTGTTGCGTTGTGTTGTCGTCACCAGGATTTCAAACCAATTGGGTCAGCGCGCGACAGAACTTTTCTATGCTTCTCTCCGCGATCGCCTCCTTGAGCATCGGGACCATAATGACTGTCACGCGGAATGCCACCACCCCGATGGACAGTATTCCCACTGGTATGTCCAGTTCCATTGATGGTAGACCAGGGTGGAAATGAAGCTGGAGAAACGCATACCGCGTTAGTATAATGGTAGCGTTATTACGATTCGAACGGACTATTGGACTTGCCTACCCGGTGACCGACGTGCTTCGCCAGTACGGCCATGATTTCGTAGCGGTCGCCGGCGAAATACATCCGCCCATAGAGTTCTCGCCTCTCGAACTGCGCCGAAAGATCGAGCAGTATGCGGTTGTACACGTCCGTCAATTGCTCGCTCGGCACCTCGAACAACATGACGTGGTTGTGGCCCAACTGGGGCGAGTGCGCCTTCATAAAGTCGCTGCGGTTGTGACCGATCATGTACATGTTCTCGCTGTCCGTGACCCGCGCGAAGGCCGGGGTCTTGTTCATGAAGATGTATTGGCTAGTCATGGGACTTATAATGTAGTGTTGATAATTTTAGTTCTGCTATCAATCTTTAATAATTCACGATCCCCCAAACTTCATTTTCACCTGGGCTTAGTATCGGCTTGGAAGCGAGTCCAGGCGAATATAGAAACCAACATGAACATGAAGTCCAGACCCAAGCCCGCTACGCAGAATGCATTTCCCAAATCTATGACCAGAAGCGAGAAATATCCGGTGCGGCTGTGGAACATGGTGAACTCCGTCAGCTCCAGCGCACCCTCCGTCATGTGCTGGTCCTGCGATGGTCGTTCTGTGGTGGTCGGCGACCGCGACACGCTCGTCAAAAGTATTGTGCCGCAGTTCAATTTCAATCCCCGAAATTGGGACAGTTTCAAGCGAAATCTATGCAAGTATTTCTTCAACGTATCCCGCTTCGCGGCAGATGGCAGTTGCAGCTTCTCCCACCCCCTCTTTACAGCCTTCGCGGTGCCTTCGTCCGAAGTCAACACCAGGAATGAAGTGGCAATGTCGGAGGCGATTGCACTGCCGGTGCCACAAGCACTCAATATCACGCCGAAGCGAGTGCGCCGAGGCCCGCCGCCGCCTCTCCCGGAAATCATGACCTACGCGGAAGCCATGGCAGCCTTCGAAGTCGATACCGACAGCGATAGCGGCTAAAATCTAAAAGAATTGTATCTCGTTTTACTAACCCAAGCATGGACTACACTGGTTTCAAATTTCGGTGGAGGAACAGCAACTACATCATCCTTTCTACGTCGATGCGGGACCGGAGCTACCTCGTCCAGTGCCAGCTGTCGGTGGACCCCCGGCCTACCGTTCTGACATGGGCACAGTTTGCAGCGGAGGTCGACGACATCTGGTAGTTAAGAGAATATACTGGCACAAAGCATTGCACTAAAGCTGGGGCTCAATCGTCGCGTAGGGTGGGCGCACCGGAGGCAAGCCGTACTGCCTTCTTGGGTTGGAATGAAGATGCCAAGTTCTGATGCGGTTCGGTTCGTTGAACACGCGCATGCGCATCAAGTCTAGCGCGTACGCCACTTTATTGTCACACCCAGGCCTTCCCAGCTCAAAGTCGAAATACTTCATGTACTTGTGCGGAACAACAGGCAAACCGGGAGAGTACTCAAACACCCATACATCTTGCGAGTCTGGTCTGGGCCCAAAGAGCCGTCGGGTGCTGCATTCCCACCGCAGCAGGGCTTGGCAGGCCTTGCCATCCATGAAATCCATGCGCTGCACCTCGGCCAACGACGAGTCGAAGTAGATATCCGAATTGGACACGAGAAGGAAGCAGCGCTCCGTAATGCTGGATGCGTAGCGAAACACGTCCTCGTAGGTCAGCCTCTTGCCGAGGACCGTTTGGATGATCTTGTCCGACGCTTGTAGGTCGTTCGGTGCGTAGTCTCGTTCGTTGAGGAGGTGTATCTTCGAAATTTCCGGGTTTGAAATGTTTTGGGAAAGACATTTTTTTACCTCAGCGCACCGGGTTTCATCCGACGGAATGTAGTACTGTTGAATGAGGTGGACGGGGATACCAAGTGGCGGTACTGTGGCCATAGACCGCGGCGGAATGATGGTTTTGACCTCTCGGTTCAGGAATCTGCAAGGGTACTCATTCTCATAGCACGAATTCATGGCTGGGTGCTTTTGCAGTGAGTAAGTCTGAACGTCTTAAATGGCATTTAATTAAATCGGCGTAAGATAACACATCACACGATGCCCAAGTTTTCACACGAAGGGGGCGCCGAGCTTCACAAGCACATGGTCGCTCTCGAACTCCAGAAGCAGCGGCAGGAATGTCTCATGTCCTCGGACCACAAATCGCAGGAATGCAAGCAACTGGACCGGCTCCTGCGCAAAGCGGCGGTTCAGCACTTGTTGTAGACGGTGTACAGCACTTCCGCCGACTTCTGCCAGAGCTCCTCCGGCTTGGCTGAAAAGTCGTCGCCTACTCGCACGATGCCCAGCAGCTCGCAGGACGTCACTACGCACTTGTTGTCGGCAAGCCATGTTATGGATCCAGAATCACCTCGCTCGAGGAGTGTTCCGGCTACGTAGGCGTACAATATAGACACAAACCCGGCCATCTCGTCGGTGAGGCCCTTGATGGTCGGGTCCCAGTGCAGATTCGTGATGATCTGGTTGTGCAGGTCGAAGCCTAGGTCGACAATCTGCGTGCCGTCTTTGGTCAGCCTAAAATTTGCGCGCCACCCATCCGAGTCCGTTCTCGTGACGATTTTGTAGACGCTGCTTCCGCCGAGCTTGGCGGCGTATTCATGACTGGCGCGGAGAAGACTCTCCATAGTTTGAAATTGAGTAGAATTGGGCCTGGTAATGAAGGGTTTTGAGAACTAAGGACGCTTCGAAATGGATTTTTTTAAAGGCGACCTATTGTAAGTAACGTAACAATGCATGATACCATGCGAAGAGCCCTATCGAGCAGCTTATCGACCCTAGCAAGCTACCCGCTGGACACCTACAAGGTCCACAAGTTGATGAACGCCACCCTTGTCCCGGGTGCCCTCTTCTCGGGCGTCGAGGCCCCTCTGATTGTGAATTCGGTGTCCGACTGCATCCGTTTGACCGTATTTGAAGGAATGACGGGACACGGTGTGGTCGCGGCGGCGGCGCTGGCCGGTGTGGTAAATGCCCTCTTGAGCATTCCGCTCGACTCGTACAAGCTATCCCGCCAGCTCCACAGGCGCATGACGCTGCGGGGCTGGCAGGGAATAATGGCGAAAGAAATCGTGGGCTCGACGGTTTACCTCACCAGCGTTCGGTATGTTCAGCAGCTGCAGCCCGGCATCATCGAGACCGCGGCCTACGGGGGGCTGTGTGGCATGTTGGCCGTCACGTGTGTGTATCCGCTCGATTCAATCCGAATAAAGCACCAGGCGGGGAACTGCACGCTGGGCGAGACTCTGAGCGGGGAAAATGCAGCGTCAGTATGGAGGGGGTACAGCTTCGCTATTTCCAAGGCGTTTGTCCAGAGCGCAGTAATGGTGTCGCTTCTCACATTTACCTCCTGAGAGAGTACTCCCCCCCGTCTCGGGTCGATTTCCCTGTGTGAAATCCCAGGAGGACTGTGCGGGCGGTTTTGGTTTAAAAGCTTGGGGCTATAATAAATAAAAACATATCACTAGAACATATACATCATATTGAGTATCTCACGATGACTCCTGCCTGGCGTCCGTTCGAATGGACACCCAAGATTGCCGCCGTCAAGAGCAGCCCTTTGATTATTGCCAAGGACTTGAACGCGACCGCCGGGCCGAAGACGTTCTGCACGCCGCCCGACTGGTCGAGTTTTCTGAAGTGGGAGGCCACCATGCCCACATCGGAGAAGAACTTCTATGAGTACACTAGGAAAGTGGGGCAGCCGATGAAGCTCTTCTTCGACCTGGAGTCCAAGCGGGACGCGCCCCCCTTCACCAATGCGGTGTTCAAGAAACTGAAGCACAAGATCATTGACATTGTGTCCAAGGGAGCTGAGGAGATGCACGGGATCGAGGGGATCACTGAGGCCGATTTTGCCCTCCTGGGCTCGTGCACCCCCACCAAAACCAGCTACCACCTCATCCTCAAGAGCAAGTTGTGCTTTGCCGACCTGTTCGCTTTGCTCGAGTTCACATCTCGCTACTTTCCGGTGGGTATGCATGCCGATCTTGACAAAATTATCGACATAGCCCCGTGGAGGGAGGGGTGCTGGCGCATGCCCAACAGCTCCAAGGCTGGCCAGGACCGCCCGATGACCATCATGATGGGCGAAAACGGAGACACGCCGACGATGGAGGACTGCCTGGTGACGTGCTTCACCGGGTTCACTGGCGAGACCGTCGAGAAGCGCCGGAAGAAGAAGCCGACCGCCAACACGGTCCCCGAGATCCAGACAAGCCTCGCCCCGAGGTCCAAGGCGGACATGTACCTCGACGTGTGCAAGAAAGTCTTTGCCGACCCCACGCAGCTCGACGAGTACAACACCTGGATCAGTCTCGGGATCGCGCTCCGAGGCGGCGGCGCGTCGGAGCAGGTGTTCCACGAAGTGAGCTCCTGGGCCAAGTCGTACAAGAAGGACGTGGCCAAAAAGAAGTGGCTCACTTTCAGCCCCCACCCGGGCAACTCGGCCCACTTCATTGCATGGGCGGCCCGTAAGTGCCCGGCCAGTGTGCACGACGTGAAGAACACCAGTCTGCGCCACATCGACGGGAACCACAGCACCATCGCCATGGTCCTCCACCATCTCTACGGTGCCGATTTTCTGTACTCGACTGTGTCTGAGAAGTGGTTCTCGAGGCGCGGCATCCTGTGGAAGGACGACCCGAAGGGGCACGACCTGGGCGAGAAGATTATGGACGACTTCCAGCTCCGCCTCAAGGAGCTCAACTACGAGCATCAGACAGACATGGCAAAGCCAATGTCGTACAAGCAGCTGATTCAGCCGGGGAAGACCGAAGATCAGATCAACGATCATCTGGAGTACCGTATCAAGGTGAACAAGGAGGTGATGAAGACCTGCCAGGGCGGCCGCCTGTCGAAGGACAGGTTCCCTCTCGAGGTGGCGTTCCGGAGCTCCAATTTCGACCACGAGCTCGACTCCAACCCCAACATCCTCGCCTTCCCCAACTGCATTTACGACCTGAGAACCGGGGAGGCACGTGAGCCGATGAACGGAGTGGAGGCCACCAAGGACGGCAGAAAGGTGACGACCAGCGAGTTCGTGTCCATGAACTGCGGCTACGACTTCCGCACCCGCAGTGAGGTGAAGAAGGAGGACCCGGAGTACTGGAAAGAGCTGAAGGAACACGAGAAGGAGCTCAACATTATTATCGCCCAGATATTCCCCGACCCCGACATCCGTGACTACATGCTCAAGTACTGTGCCTCCTGCCTCTCCGGAAATGTTGTCGGTGAGTACATCCACTTCTTCACAGGCACATCCAACTTCCAGAACGGCTCCAATGGCAAGAGCTTCTGGCTCAGCCTGATGAAGGAAGCCCTGGGCGAGTACTGGGTGCAGGGGCACCAGTCCCTCCTCACCGGCTCCCGAGAGAAAGCCGGGGACACCAACACGTCACTGGCCGCGCTCAAAGGCAAGCGGATGGTGAACTGCGAGGAGCTGGAGTCGAAGAACAACACCCTCAACATGTCCGTCATCAAAAACCTGACGGGCGGCATCGACATCACGTGCCGGAGCCTGTGGAGCGCCAACCTCCTGGTCTACATGCCCCAGTTCAAGCTGAGCGTGTGCCTGAACGACATCCCGCCGATGAGCAACGACGACGGCGGGTCCAGGCGGCGCGTGCGGGTGGTGCCGTTCGACTGCAAGTTTGTGGACGATCCCGACGACCCCGAGTACGCGACCCTCAAGAAGAACGGAAAGGTGCACAAGGTGAATCGCGGTTACGCGCAACGCCTCAAGGATTTCCGCCTCCCGCTCATGTGGAAGCTGATGAAGTACTACGACATTTTCACCAAGGACGGTAGCAAGCTGCTGATGACCAAGAGCATCCAGAAGGCCACCGACCTGTACTTTGCCGGCCAGGACACCATCGGCGAGTGGATCGAGGAGCACCTGGAGAAGGATCCCTCGAACCTCGCAGAGCACTCGAGCTGGTTCATCACCAAGAAGGAGATCGACAACGAGTACAAGGGCAGCCACGACCTGCGGAAGCACATCGGGACCGGGAACAAGAAGACGTTCATTGAGATCCTCGAGCGGAAGACTGGCGACCTCGTCAAGGAGGACCAGTTCGAGGGCCGGGTCGTGAAGAACTTCTACCGCGGCTGGAGGCTGCGGGTGGACGACGACTTTGGCGGCGACAAGATCAACGACGAGTTCTAGGCGCGCGGTGCGCATAGAGAAAAACAGCATACGTTTCAACATACCAAAACAACCAAAAAATACACCGATGTCGCAGTTTGTGCGCTGTCGGTGTGTTTTGCTCGTATAAGGCATCTTCCCCCCTTTATTTAAATACTCATGATTAGTATATAATCATGAGTAAAGTAGCTTTAGTATTTTTTGGTATAACGCGTAGTCTTCGCTATTGCAATGATTCAATTCAAGAAAAAGTTTTGAATGTGTTAAACAAAGAGAAACTATCATACGACATTTTTTTACACACATATACGTTAGAAACATATTCTAACATAAGAACAGGAGAACAGGAAGATGGAGGAGCACCTGGAAAAGGACACAGCCAATATCGCCGAGAACTCCACCTGGTACTTGACGAAGAAGGAGATTTTCAACGAGCACAAGCTCTCCTACGACCTAAAGAAGCACATGCCGAAGAAGACCCTCATGGACCACCTCAAGAGCCCGAACAAGCTTGGCGACATGATCGAGGCGGGTCAGATGGGCGGGCGGGTCGTGAAGAACTTCTTCCACGGCTGGCGGCTCCGGGTGGACGACGATCTGGGCACCGACAAGATCAACGACGACTTCTAGGTGCACAGCCATACATACGACATACGACACACGAAACGACACACACACAACGAAAAATACACCGAGTTCGCAGTTTTGCGCCGTCGGTGAGTGTTTCGAAGCCGAGTTTAAATGGGCTTGTTATAAAACCGGTTGAGAGACTGGGCGAAGGCTGTGTCGATGTCCTCGCCAGTGTATACACATGCGTTATTGAGATTGTAGATCTCCTGTAGATCTGAGTCAATAACGAACTGCAAATCGTAGCCCAGACCATAGTTGATCGAGCTGGTCAATTTGTTGGTGTAATACTGCGGGTGGGTCCTCTTGGATATCAGTGGCAGTATTCCATAACAGTCCGCAAACTCGTGATGGTAGTTCTCGAAACCAAGGCCATACCTCAGTATGAGTTTGTCAGCGTACTTGTCAAAGATGGCAGGCAGTTTACCCCTACCGACCACCTTTATTCGGAAATCGTGCTTGTGATCGTGCTGGAGTATGCTTAGCAGAAGGTCGTAGTTTCTCCGCGCCTTCGTAACATTCCCCTGTATGACGTAAATAGGCGCGTCCGTAGCTCGTTTGGTGGCCCGATACGGAAGGCACGCGAGGGAACAACTTCGCGCCCCCAGCGGAGTGAGGAAAATAACGTTCTTCAGCGGTGTTTGGAATACCTCGTGGCATATGTAGTAGTTTACACCGTCATCCTTAACTTTCTCCAAGTCTTTGGGGTAGGTAGTGACAGCGATTCTGTAGTCGTATTGCTGTGGTTTCTCGATAACTACATCGGGGTGCGTCGAACGAACATACTTTATGCAGTCCCCTCCTGTTCTCAGATACACTGTATCTGAGTCTCTCTTGGGTATTCCAAGGAGGTCGTGATATTGTGATATCAGGCTCACGGCGACTTCGAGATGAAAAAAATTATCACTGTTGTCAATAAACACGCACGACATTGCATACGCCCAATAATTAAAATTGCGTGAAACAGCGAAGAATCAGTGAGCTTATGAGTGATCTTCAGAGTACAAGTACTCAGATTGATTGACAATGCTCACCGGAAGTATTTGGCGGTCACGTAGCAGTTTTGCCACGTACACATCTTCGTAAATTTCGTCGTAGTAGTCTTCAGCCATAGCTAGTATTTTCATGGATTCCAATGAAATACAGTATCCGTTTCCTCCGGCGCACCACGGCACAAATACCCCCTTGTATTCAGTTGTATTGAAAGTGCTGTTGGTGCTGCACCTGCCCATATGGTACCTTCTGTTGCCGTTGAAACTGTTGATGACTTTCCCGCTAAAATCATCCAACTGTTTGGTTTGTAGAAGCTGTCTAATCACCATGTCATCATCAAGCTTGCAGAAATGCGTGTACCCGCCGAAACGGGCATTGTCGTGGACAAACTTGAACGTTTTTATCACCTTTTCGGGGAGCCCCTCATAATAATCGTTGCAATCTATTTGTACCAGATGTTTATCTACCTTAGTCTCAGTCCCGCCTACAACGACGATGTAATCATCGCTTCCTATATCCTTCATCATTTTGGTAATTCTGGGAAGACATTGCTTGATCTACACGAGATAAATATGTAGAGAATCATTAGTTGTATCATTTATTTTTTTCTCAGGTAATTGTATTTTCTGATTTTCATCTTTATGGTAAGCCTGAAATGAACGACCGTTTTGCTATTACTACTATGGGGACATACAAGATTTACGGTTGTATATTTGATCACTTGTTAGCGATTAGTAAAAAAATGCCGTTACATTCAGAAACAATTTTAGGCCACGTTTTGAAGCTAAATGGTATTAATAATATTACGATTCCGTTCCGTTTTCGCCGTATACGAATTGATGGGAGCATGTGTGATAAGGAAATTATGTAGTAACGCAACGCAACACAACGCCAACACCATTCAGAATGGCATTGGCGTTGTGCTTATAATTTTTTTGTTTATCGGTTTCGGTTTTTCTTGTTTATGATTTGGTTATGGTTTGGGGATCAAAAGTCTGACCACTTCTCGGCCTCGTAGTAGGCTTCGTCTATGGCGTCGCTGAGATCGTCGTCGGCCCAGTTGTCGGCCTCCTCCTTGGCGAACAGCTCTTCCTGCTTCTCGAAGTCGGCCGTCTCCTTCTCGATGCGCTGCCGCTCGATGACGGCTTCGCAGAAAATTACCAGGGCGTTCGTCAGACGAGGCCTCGGGGGCATCGGGTTAATCTTGAAGCTCACGCGGGTACGGGTTGATGAGATGGTTGTGGTGGATGTGGACATGTTGGTGGAGGAGAGATCTTGTGTCTCTGTGTTTGTCCCCCGATGGAGTTGGGTCGGCGTGTCCCAAGGGCGGAAGGAAATGCAGCTTTTTGGTTGTGTTCAATGTTCAATGGTCTAGAACCCTCAGGACCCAACGAAGTATCGCAAGTTCGCCGTAGTGGCCAACAATAAAATATTTGCCAAGTATATCTACCATCAATCATGGCAAAATGCAATGTAAACGCCGTCAAAAAGGCTAATACCGTGGCGCAGGCGACCTTGTGGGTGCTAATAGTCGTTTTCATAGGGCTCATTGCCCTCGCTGTAATGAATGTGGGCCCTCGGTGGCTATGGATAGTCCTGGCCTTGCTTGGGCTACCCGCTATCGTAGTGGCCTATCTCGCTTCCCGGTTGGCAGCCGCCGGTCTCAGCACCATGGAAGGCCAAATCGCTGCCGGGAACTGCGAAGCAGCGGATCTATAGAAGAGGTGTTCGGTGTTCATTATAACCTCAAACCAGAATGCCCCGAGGGCGCACTGGTTTATGTTAATTTTTATATACGCTACGGTAAATGCTCTACGATATCGTGACCTACGCAAACAGGGCGCAAGGGATGTATGCCGCTCTGGTGAACAACAAGCACGACGTCAAAGTCATCACGTTGGGCTGGGGTACGAAGTGGAACGGCTTCACAGACAAGTTCAAGGCCATGAAGAAGTATCTGGTGACTAAAAGCGACGACGACATCGTCGTGTTCTTGGATGGGTTTGACACCAAAATCAACAAAGACCCGCGCAAGGTGGCGGATCTCTTTCGAGAATACGGATGCAAGGTTCTAGTGTCCAAAGACCCGGCTCTCTTCCGCGGGGGCATGGAGGAAATAGTGTTTGGAACATGCAAAAACGGCGTGGTCGCAAACAGCGGCATGTACATGGGCTATGCCAAGGAATTAAAAATGGTCATCGACGAAGCGCTGTCGTACACGTGCAAGGACGACCAACGAAACCTGAACTCTGTGTGTCGAAAGTTCGATTTCATAGAAATAGACAACGCTGAGCGGGTTTTCAAAAACGTCAAGTCGTGGGAGGCTCGGGACATTCCCTACGACGCAATCTTTGTATCCTACCCCGGGACCTTCAGTTTCTCAAGGATGGTGAGAGCACCGGTCGAGTACCTGCAGTTCCTGTTCTGGCACTTGCTGTGCATAGTGGTAGTGGCGTTAGCCCTCCTGCCGCGGCATCGCACGGCACTCACGGTGGCTCTGGGGGCGCTGTGCCTGATTCGGGTCTTTGTGAGCGACACCTCGTGTGTTGGCGGTCTCTGATAACTTGCTATTTATTATGATTCTCGGTGAATCTTATATAATGTAATATAATGTAAGCGAAAGTTTTTAATAAGTCACAGAACAAAAACCGCATTTTTATTAGGCCTTAACAGTCTCCACGCCCATCAGCTACAATAGAAATTATAAACCCAATATCAACATCACCATCACCATGACTACCACCCAGTGCTCCGTCTGCATCGAGAACTTTACCAAGATCCAGCGCAGGCCTATCGACTGCCCCGGCTGCGACTTTTCTGTGTGCAAAGAATGTGTGCAGAAGTTTATCCTGAGCACCCCCAACGAGCCGCAGTGCATGAACTGCAAGGCGGCGTGGACCTTCGGTTTTGTGTGCAAGAACACCTCGCATGCGTTTGTGAACGGTCCCTTCAAGGACCACCGGAAGCAAACCATGTGGGAGCGCGAACTGTCGCAGATGCCGCAGACGCAGGCCGCCATTACCGAAGAGAAGGAGGCCAAGCTTGAGCTCACCAGACTGGAGATGGAGTATAATGCCATCGACCAGGAGCGCCAGAGACGAATAAGCGAAATCCACGCCGAATACCGTATAAAGACCGTCCCCCTAAAGAACCAGATCCAGAATTTCAGAATCAAGAAAACACGCAAGGCGCCCACCAGGAGCAACTTCATTCGGCGCTGCTCGGACGAAGAGTGCCGCGGGTTCCTCAGTCAGAGGTGGAAATGCGGCCTGTGCGACAAGAAGACCTGCAAAGACTGTCTCCAGTGCATAACCGGAGACGACCACGAGTGCAACGACGACGACGTCGAAACGGCCAAGCTGCTGGCGGAGGACACCAAGCCCTGTCCCGGCTGCGCAGTGATGATCACCAAGATAAACGGATGCGATCAGATGTGGTGCCCGAGCTGCCACGTGGCCTTCAGCTGGAGGCACGGGACAATCGATACCGGGACCAACCACAATCCGCACTACTACCAGCACCTGCGGGCGCAAACCGCCGATGGTGTGATCCCGAGGGACGCGGGCCGGGTCCGAAACGCACAGCAAGGGCAAGGGTGCCTCCCTGACATCGTCGACCTCCTGCCGGGGACATACGCAGAGCACCAGCCTTACGTTTGTGCAGCTCTGCGTCTTGCGGCGCACATTTCCGGAGCTTCACTCGTATATGGGCGTTACGCGATGCCGCAAGCAGATGACGGCTCTAGCCTTCGCAAAGACTACCTCGTGAAGAAGATATCGGAGGAGAAGTTCACCTCGCTCGTATTCGCCAAGCAGAAAGCCACCGACGTCGTCACCGAGACGCGTCTGGTGCTGACCATGTTCCGCGACGTCGTGGGCGACATCCTCACGAAGGTGGTCCGCCAGCGGTTCGAGGGAGGCATCGGGCTCGCAGACTTTGCCACCGCACAGATGGAGATCGAAGGAGTCGTGGGGTACGCCAACGAGGCGTTTACCCACATCCACAAGTCCTACAAAGTCTCAGGCCTGGTCATCGACGCAAACCTCAGTTTGGCGCGACCGGGTGGCGCGACCGTGCTCTTCCGCAATCGCATCCGCTAAACTCGAAAAACGCAAACAAAACAAACAAATAAACACAAACAAAACAGCCCCGCCGCATCCGCTTATGGATGTGGTGGGCTAGACTCGCGTGAGCAATGCGGCTGGAGAAAGTACCCAGACTTGCGTGTCGTTTACTACGCTACGCTACACCTTGTGCGTCAGCGCGTACCAGAACACACCTCCAGCCCATCGAGACAGCGGCTCTATGTTTAACCCGCAGCGGGCACGTTGGGCGGTCTCGGACAGTTCGTCGACGTGCGGCATTACCGACGCACCGTACTGCACGTTGTACGGGCTCTCCACTATGCCCAAAACATTGACCGTCCTCACCACAGGGTCGAGCATCGTCAGAAGAAGGTGCGTCGACACTGGCGCCGGCCCACGCATCACCGCTAACGCTGGCATCATACGGTTCATTGTATCGCGTGTATTTCAATACCCATTCGTACCGATATTGCCTTAAATCAAAAGAAAACTGTGCCAGATTGCTACTCAGGGAGGGACTCGAACCCCCGACCGATGGTAGATAAGACCATTGCTCTAACCAACTGAGCTACCCAAGCTTAACCAGAAATCTGGCACAGATGTCTTTTAGACATGTTTTACATCACCACACAGTCTTTAAACCGTATTGGCCTCAAACCCCGGTGCTGCCGAACCCAGAGGCTCCACGCTCCCCATCAACCGCCACGCTCCCCTCGGTGGGCGTGCAGACTACGTACGGCGTGACGATAAGCTGCGCGATGCGTGTCCCGGCTTCAAACTTGAAGGGGGTGTCGCCGTGATTGAACAACACCACGCCGATGTAGCCCCGGTAGTCCTGGTCGACGACACCCGCCCCTACGTCCACTCCGTAGCGCATGGCAAGACCCGAGCGCGGTGCGATGCGTCCGTAGGTGCCCGGAGGGAGGGCCACCTTCAGTCCAGTCGGAATGCAGGCGCGCGTTTTCGGCGGCAGTTCGGAGGCGAGACCGGCGTACAAATCCAGTCCCGCCGCGCCGACCGAGCCCCGGGTGGGCAAACGCGCCCCGGGCGTAGCGTGCGTGTCGATTTCAAAAGTGATGTCCATTGTTTCTGTGATATGGACCCGTCTTCTTAATAGTATTTCAGTGCAAAAAGCTCATTTAACTGTTAGGCTGAATATACCGAGACCGTGATGCGGGAAATTAAGTTTGTCCCCATCATCGTACCTGCCATCATCATAATCGTCATCATAATCGTCATAATAATCGTCATAATAACCATCATTATCCCACCAGTCTTGTGTCAGTCGAACGCCATATTTCTTCGTGCGACACAAGCATATGGCTTCTTTCCTTTTTATCATCAGTTCCGTCCTTTTTATCATCGGTTCCGTGACACTCGCATTTGAGAACTTGTTCGTCACTCTTAGCCCAATCACTTCAAGTGACAAATAGGTAGATATTTCACACATCAAATCTCCAGGAAGCAAGTCGAAAAAGCACTTCATCTCGGGGGTGGTTTCGACATCCCGGACCTGACAGGGTCCGTAAGCCCTCTCGGCCGACACTTGCTTTCCGCCTCTCGTGAAAGTCCACAGCTTTTTTTTGTAGTCAAATTCCAGGAGACCCGCCTTGCCGCTGCGTGCACGAAGCTCCTTGTTTGCTTTAATATTTTTTTTGTCTTCTTCGAGAAGCTTGGTTTTTTCGTTGATTATTTTTTCATCTTCTTGGATAAATGTAGGTGCCCAATAACCACCATCCTGGGCAATTGCGGCTTCGATTGGAGAGGCAAAGTGATCCATTATATTACTTTGGATGTTTTATAAAAAGTAGGGGAGCTTCTCTTCTAAGGGGGGTACAAAGTGCATCTAAATTTAATAATAAGAGGAGTACTCGTCCTCGTCTGTGCAGCCCCACGCGGAACGATCCTCAAAAGCCCACGTCAAATCGGTATAGCTTGTCACCTTGCCGTTTATTTCTTGAAACTCGTATTCTCCTTGTCCTTGGTACTCCTGGTAATACAACCTTTTTTCATCCCAAAAATCAGCATGCTTCATTTTGGGACTCCGGATCGCCCAGGGACTTGATGTTAGGGTACAGCGCCCGTCGGTAGTTTCAATGGGACTCCGCCTCTCGAGCTCCAGAATGGTGGCCAAATCGTGCATGGAGAAAGCCGCGTCGATAGTTTCCTCGTCAAATATGGCTCCGTTCTCCAACAATAACTTGATGATCTCGTACCTCGCCGTGTCGACTTTACTGCGCTCTGCGATGGGTTGTTGGACGTCAATATGATCCCAAATTTCTTCGTCGTAGCCATGTCTAAACTTATCGAGTATCACCTGAAGTAGTATGTTAGCGCTTTCAAGATGGTCGAGATTAAGCGGGATGGAGTGACCTTGTACCACAGAGAGATTTGGACGCGGCTTACTTACCCATGGTGGCACCGATGCGTTGGGGTCAGCGTCACCGATGTGCTGCCTGACGAGACGCAGAGCCCGATCGGGGTTGGTACGCAGCAGCCCTATGGCTTCATACACCTTGGCGTTTGCGATGTCGCTCCTCTTCCTCATCTCCTTGGTTACGGACCCATGGGTATGCGTGTCAACGGCTCCCATTCCGGTGACATCAAGGGGCAAGTACGCCGACATCTCGCGCTTGATTTCTTCGGGGAGAGAATCAAACGTGGCCCCTACAACTCTGAACCTGGTGTCTTTGTTCATGTAGCCTGCATAAGCCTTGTCGGGTGTTATCTGTTTCCCATCCTGCGTCAACAACCATTGTCCAGTCCGTGGGTTCCATGCCAAATCGATACCGGGAGGGGAACGGTCTTCCTTGACCCGCAACTTGTTGGCTTTGCCCTTAGGCATGAGATACTTGTGGTTCAATTTCGCAACAGCCTCTGCCGCCTCGATCCTCGACGCGAACGCGACCATTGCTTTGCCGTTCGTTTTCCCATGTTTCGTCCCAGGGTGGGTGGCTCTAAACAAGGTGGCCACAGGGGTGAAATCGTGGCGAGTAAAGAAATTCAGGAGGGCCTTCCGCAGCTTAGGCACCTTTGCATGCGTCGCTATCGGCAAGTCGTGTACCTCGACGAGAAATTGAGACTTCGTCATTTCCAGAGGCAAATGTTTTTATTTGAATACTGCCCCATATCCCTAATCCTACGCTGGTAGCCTAATTGGGAGTAATAGGGAGGTTCTTGTAGAAGATCATTCGCCATTATGAAATCAGCGTGAGCAAGTATCACAAATATAGCAGGAAGAGGCAGATTATCTAATATACACCTTCTTTCCATTCGCCTTGTAATATAATCCGCCCCTCGGACCCATATAAATTTTCCTCATTCTGTTTCCGAAATATGCATACGGTAGACGATCCAGCCCCATTGCCTTTTCGATCTCCCCAGGGGCAAAAGACATTCCCCTACACGCAGGGCATATTACCTTATTCCCCTCCTGTTCGCGCTTATCTTTCCAGTTTTTTTCACATTCTTTGCAGACCGGCATTGAGATTGCATGTGGATTGCGTCCAAGATGGAACTCTTTTAGATTACTCCAAGATTTGGGTGGTAAATGTTCCATACACGAAATGCATTTCATATAATTGCGTTCCTTCCAATTCTCCACAGTATCATCATATGCTTTCTTAGCTTTCTGAACTAGTGAAGGCATTTGTTATATACAAAACTTTTTAATTGTATATCCCTAATCCTACGCTGGTAGCCTAATTGGGAAGATTTTTGCATTTCAAGGGACCATAGTCCGCCTCCGCCAAGTAAGTAGAAATAGAAGTATAAAATTGTAAAACCATCACCATGCCTAAGGATTCCTCCGAAGACTTTGACTCCCACGGGGACTCGGAGTCTTCAGATGACCACACTGTCCATAATAATTTTGAAAGCTGCATCTCGTTCTCCTCAACACCCGCTCTTTACAGTGCGGACGAGAACGGCGCCACTCCCGTGTTCATTGCCGCGCAGCAGGGCCACCACGAGGTCGTACGCATGCTATGCTTGACAGGCGTAAACCTCGACCTCGCGCTCGAGAACGGGTGCACCGCTGTGTTCATGGCCGCGCAGAAGGACCACCACGAGGTCGTGCGTGTGCTGGCCGACAAGGGCGCGAACCTCGACCTCGGAGACGAGGACGGGTGGACCCCCGTGAACCTGGCCGCACAGGAGGGCAACCACGAGCTCGTACGCGTGCTGGCCAACAAGGGGGCGAACCTCGACCTCATGACGAAGAACGGGGTCGCATCAGGAATGACCCCCGTGTTCATGGCCGCACAGAACGACCACCATGAGGTCGTGCGCGTGCTGGCTGAAAATGGGGCCAATCTCGACCTCATGGACAAGAACGGGTACACCGCCCTGTACAGGGCCGCACAGAACGGTCACCACAAGGTCGTCGGCGTTCTGGCTGACAATGGGGCAAACCTCGACCTCGTGACCAGAAGGCACCGGCTCACTCCAATGTTCATTGCCGCGCACGAAGGACACCACGAGGTCGTGCGCCTGCTGGCCGTCAAGGGGGCGAACCTCGACCCAGGGTACGAGCAGCACTTTCAGACCCTAACAATACCGTACGTCCCGCCCCCCGATTATCCAGCGCTGCTGCCGTTCTTTGTTTACCCCGAGCCCTGGAAGACAGACCTCCCCGACTGTGAGTTGTTGTGCAACGGGTGGA